CCAATAGCAAACCGCAACAGGAAGATGATGCAGCCGATGACAATGAACCAGCAACATCAAACTCAGCAGACTGACAGTCAGACTCACACCAATGGCCAATTGCAACTCACCGCAACGCTGACCATTGATGCTCAGGCACAAGCCAATGACTCTGGTGGCCAACAGTCTGAGTCAATGCTCCCGCGTTTTTCCATGCTGGCATACACCGGTGGTCCCATGCGGTTGGCAGGCTGGAAATTCCCGGTCATTGTCGACTTGGCAGGTCTTGCCATCCCGTCACAAACCAGGCCGATACGCGTGGGACATGACACTGACAAACGTGTTGGTCACACACATGCCATTCGTGTGGATAACAACCAACTCGTGGCTGAAGGCGTGGTTTCCTGCACAGGGCACACTGCCAAGGAACTCGTCGCCGATGCCCGAAACGGTTTCCCCTGGCAAGCCAGTATTGGTGCTTCGGTTGAACAATTCGAATTCTTCAAGGACGGTCAGGTGACTCAGGTCAATGGCCGCCAATTCACTGGTCCTGTCAACGTGGTCCGGCGTGCGACGCTGGGCGAAATCAGTTTCGTAGACCTCGGTGCCGATGGCAACACCTCGGCCAACGTGGCCGCATCGGCCAAGGAGAACAGCAGCATGAATCGTACCAACGGAACTTCCACTCTTTCCCCGAACTCGGATGCGTCGGACACCAATGCTCCCGAGAATCAGGCCGAAAATGCATCCGCAATTCAGGCCCAAACTCCGACGCCCGCAGTTCCCCCCAGCATCAACGAAAACAATGTCCCCGAAGCTGTGGCGGACATTCGCGCCCAGGTTGCTGCCGAAAGCAAACGCATCGCTGCGATTCGTCAGATCTGCAATGGCAAACTTCCGGGAGTCGAAGCTCAGGCCATTGAAGAAGGCTGGGATACGACCAAGACTGAACTGCACGTCCTGCGTGCTTCACGTCCCAACATTCCGGTGGCACCGCACGGTTCTGGCCCCATGACGCAGCGTCCCAACAATCCTCAGGTGTATGAAGCAGTCGCGCTGATGGCCAGTGGTCTGCCCAACACCCGCATCGAAGCGATGTATGCAGAACCCGTTCTCGAAGCTGCCGACAAGCTCCGTGGCATCGGTGTGCAGGAGTTCTGTGAACTGGTGTCCGGTCAGCAACTGCCGCGTTTCCGTCGTGATGCAACCGGGTGGTTACAGGCTGCCTTCAGTACCGCCAGCCTTCCGGGGATTCTCAGCAACATCGCCAACAAGATGCTGCTCGAGGGTTACAACTACGTGGAAGATGCCTGGCGTCGCATCGCCAAGATTGCCAGCGTCAACGATTTTAAGGAACACAGTCGCTACCGCATGACCGGCGCGTTCAAGTTCGAGCAGGTCGGCCCGGACGGTGAACTCAAGCATGGCAAACTCGACGAGCAGAAGTTCGGTCAGCGTGCCGACACCCACGGCATCATGTTTGCCCTCACCCGGCAGATGATCATCAACGACGACATGGGCGCGTTTACCGATATTCCCCGTCAGATCGGCATGGGTGCTGCTGAGGCCATCGCCGATGCGGTATGGGGCCTATGGCTGCGCAATCCCAACCAGTCCGACAACAAGACCTTCTTCCATGCTGATCACAACAACTATCTCGAAGGCGTGGATACTGCCTTGTCCGTCGATGGCCTGACTGCCGCTGAAGTAAAGTTCAGCGAACAGATCAAGCCCAATGGCAAGCCCCTGGGTATGCCTGCCAACATCCTGCTCGTGCCCACGGCCCTGAAGGTCGCGGCTGAACTGCTCATGAAGAGCATCCAGCTCAACGAAACCACTACCGCCAACAAGGCCAAACCGTCGACCAACCCGCACGTGGGCAAGTTCGATGTGGTCTCAAGCGTATATCTGGCTAACGCCAGCTTCACCGGGGCCAGCAGCAAGGCATGGTATCTGTTGGCTGACCCCAATCGTCTACCCTCGATTGAGGTGGCATTCCTCAATGGCGTGGATCGTCCCACCGTTGAAAAGACCGATGCGGACTTCAACACGTTGGGCATCCAGTTCCGTGGCTACATCGACTTCGGTGTCCGTGAACAGGACCACCGTGGCGCACTGAAGATGAAGGGTGAAGCCTGATTCGTCTTCGCGTGATTTCGTGACTTTTTCTGATCCACTCAATTTCAACAGGAGTATTCATACATGAGCGCAACATACGTTCACAAAGGTGACAGTATCGACTACACCCCGGCGGCTGATGTGGCTGCAGGTGATGTGGTTGTTCAAGGCGACCTTGTCGGCATTGCCAAACTCGACATTCCGGCAGACACACTCGGCAGCTTGTCGGTGACCGGCATCTTCGATGTGCCCAAGATCGGTGGGCCGGGTATGGCTATCACCACCGGCACCAAGCTCTACTGGGACTCGGCCAACAAATACGTGACGCCCACTGAAATCGAAGGCAAGTACATGGGCAAAGCCGTGGCTGATGCCGGTGACAATGATGCCACCGTCCGCGTCAAACTCACCGCATGATCAAAGGCGAACTGTATGGCCAGAGACTACATGAAAGAAGGCATGCAGTGGCTCGCCAAGGTTCGGGCAGGATGGTGTACGCAGGAAGTCGCCTATCAACAAGGTGAATCCTCGTACACCATCCATGCTTCGCCGGGCATCAGTAAGTATGAAAAATCCACTGTCGGTGGTGTGACCATCGAGTCAAGCATGTGGGATTTTCTGGTCAATGCTGATGATTTCCCAGCAGAGTTTGAGCCCACACCTGGCGATGTCCTGACGATGGACAGTAAGCAATACGAAGTCACCAACTTCGGTGACGATGGTTGCTACCGCTACTGCGACCCATACCACACCACAATTCGTATTCACACCCGTTTACTGGGAGACACAATTACATGAGTCAATGTGCTCAGAATGAAAATGGCAGTTGTTCGCAGTTTGATGAACTGCACAACAAACTCGACCGGCTGGACCATGCCATCCGTGGTAATGGTGAACCGGGCATCAATATTCGTCTGGATCGTCTGGAACAAAACGCGATTCGCCATGCCCGCTGGATGTGGCTGATCGCCGGTGCAGGTGTGACGAGTTTGGTGAACATTCTTTTTAGTATTTTCCGGGGTTAATCCGGGGGCGAGGGTAAATATGCAAATGACCATTGATCTGGCTGATGCAGTAACTTCACAACTCAATCAATCGGAGATCGTCACCAATGCCAAGCGGATGGTATTACCCATTCACGACCTGTCACAGTTGCGGGAGTTGACTATCAGCGTCGTCCCACGCGGTGTGCAGGTTCAAAGTATCACACGCAAACTCAGCCAGTATGACTGTCAGGTGGATATCGGCATCCAGCAAAAACTCACTGTGCCGCAGGATCAAATCGACACTGCTGTTAAGGCTTTGAGCGGATTGGTAGAGCAGATTGCTGACTACCTGCAACGCCAACCACTAAAGGACATGCCGTATGCGATCTGGATCAAGGTTGAAAATGAGCCTATTTATGATCCGGATCACCTGGCCAATCAACGGGTGTTCACGTCGGTGCTGACATTGACGTATCGCATCACCAAATGAGGTCAAAATGCTGCGTGTGCAATTCAAACCTTCCGGGGGTCTGAACCGAAAACTCGTTCGGCAGCAAATGAACCATGCCAGCTTCCAAAGTTTAGGACATGCCGGTGCAGCGATTCGGTTGACAGCACGGCGAAGTATTCGACGGAGCAAACGCTATGCACCACCCGGTTCGCCACCGCGTACCCGACACGGCCAATTGCGGCGTGCCATCGTGTATGCACGCGAAGGTAACGACCGTGTCCTGATCGGCCCCGGCTTCGCACACGTTGGCCCGTCGGCCATGGCCCATGAATTTGGTGGTCGCTTCCGCAAAGCCAATTACCGTGCCAGGCCATTCATGGGGCCTGCACTACAAAAAAACTTACCGCGTCTGCCTCGATTTTGGGCAGGCTCGATTCGATAAACCACACACAAAAACCCTTAATTTAAGGAGAATTTTATGTCCATCCGTTTAGGGATGCAGGCCAAGCTATACCACGGCACGGCCGGAGCATCCGCAACCACCGAGTTGACCAACGTCAAGGATGTCACGCTCAACCTGGAAACGGGCGAGGCGGATATTTCTGTCCGCGCCAGCCAAGGTTGGCGTGCCACTGTCGCCACACTGAAAAATGGCAGTGTTGAATTCACAATGATCTGGAATACGGAAGATGCGGGCTTCACGGCCATCAAAAATGCCTACTTCAACAACACACCCATTGCTATGGCGGTACTTGATGGTGAAGGCGGCAGTGGTCTTGATGCGGACTTCTCGGTGACCAACTTCACGCGCAACGAACCGCTCGAAGAAGCCATCACCGTCAACGTGACTGTCAAGCCAACCTATGTCACTCGCGCACCCACTTGGGTGGATGGAGGTGGCAGCTAATGCATACCTTCAAAGACCAATCCACCCCCGGAAGTCCTGATGGCCGCGTATGGACAGTGCAGATCACAGTTGCCACCATCAAGCGTGTCCAGGCATTATGCAATGTCAATCTGCTGGATGTGCTGGACAGTAAATCGCATCTGCTGGAAAAACTGTCCACTGATCCGATTTTGCTTTGCGATGTGCTCTATGCAATCTGCCAACAGCAAGCCGAGAGTGCCAGCATCACCGACGAGCAGTTTGGCCAGGCATTGGCCGGTGACGTGATCGATCATGCGACCACGGCATTGCTCCAGGAGTTGGCGGATTTTTTCCCCGCAGCGAAGCGAACCGTGCTCAAGAAAGCACTGGCAAAGCTTCGCCAGGTCGAGGAAAAAGCTCTTCAAATCGCCAGTGCCCAACTGGACAGTCCGGAATTGCAGCAGCAACTCGAACACCTGCTGCAACCTGCCAAGACATGATCTGGCAACTGGCAGGCATTCTCGGCATTCATCCCGATCCGTTCACACTGCGTGAACTCTACGAGATGGCCCAGTCCCGTCAGAAACAGGATTGGAAACACACATCCAACTTGATGGCCTTGCTTGCCAACCTGCTGACCTTCAATCGTTCCCACACGTTCAAAGCAGCGGACTTTGATCCGTTTGCCCAAAGCCAATCATCGTCCGTGATCCCATTGAATACAGACGATGCCATGGCACTTCTCAAAAGAACCTTCGTCCCCACCCCCGGAAGCCCCGGAACCCAAAGGAAATCATCATTATGAAAACCAATCACCTGATCTTTCTGTTCATCCTCACGTTTGTTGTTCTGGGCCTGCTGAGTTTTGCGGGTTGTGACATGGGCGACATGATTCATGTCAAGACACCTAACACCATCCAGCAGCAGACGGGCCTTGCCAGCAACATCACGCTCAATGAAGCCGAAAGCGAATACCAACTCTGGTATCAACACATGCAGACTGCTGGCAGTCAGTGGAAATCCAACATCGAACACGCCAACGAAATCCGTAACATGGTCAACCAGTTGTCGCTGTCGGCTCTCGATGAAATCGGCCCCACCGTTGCAGGCGTTCCCGTTCTCGGTCCCATGCTGCCTGCTGCATCCGGTTTACTCGGATTATTCCTCGGCTCTGGCAAACTCCGCAAAGAAAAGGAGGACTCCTTCAACAAGGGCCTGGACGAAGGCCGCAAGACCACGACGCTTCCGGGGTCGGGGGCACTTCCGGGGGCTGCTTAAAGGCATTTTTTACCACAGAGGACACAGAGAGCACAGAGCCGGAGAAAGACATGAGCAATTCATTGTGATGTTTTTCTCTGTGCCTCTGTGACTCTGTGGTTAATTGTTTTTGCCTGATTTTCAAGGGAGTTTTTGATGTCGCCAGGTATCGCCAACAGTCGGAATATTCGCGCCGGGGCTGCGTACATCGAATTGACCACGCAGGACAGCAAATTGGTGCGTGGACTCGACAAAGCTCAGAAGCGCGTCAAAGCCTTCGGTAAATCTGTTGGCGAGATCGGCAAGCGACTGACCGCTGTGTCTGCCGTGGCGGCGGTGCCTCTGCTCTCCGGCCTGAAAATCTACGCGGATTTTCAGCAGCAGATGGCCACCGTCGCCACTATGCTCTCGGACAGTGATGCCGAGAAGTATATGGATAGCTTCACCAAGGGCATCCGCAAGATGGCGGTGAGTTTTGGTGAATCGACCGAGGCCTTGTCGGGTGGTTTGTATGACATACTGTCGGCCTCCATTGCTCCGGCCAAGGCATTGGATGTGTTGGGCGTTGCGGCCAAGTCTGCCAAGGCGGGGCTCACGGATACCCGCACCGCAGCCGATGCCATCACCACGGTGCTTAACAGTTACGGCCTTGCAGCGGAAAACGCCGGGGATGTCTCTGACTGGCTATTCGGCATTGTGCAGCGCGGCAAAACCACATTTGCCGAACTGGCCCCGCAGATTGGCATGGTCGCATCTACCGCATCCAGTGCTGGATTACCACTGGACGAATTGGGCGCGATGATCGCCACGCTGACGCGCAATGGCCTGCGTACCACCACGGCCATTGACTCGGTCAACGGTATTTTGCGTAGCTTCCTTAAGCCAAGTAGTGAAGCCACGGCTCTGGCCAAACAACTGGGTTTTGAGATGAACACCACGACGCTCAAGACCGAGGGATTGCACGGTGTCATGGAAAAACTTGCCAAACTCCCGCCCGATGTGCTGGCCAAACTGTTCCCCGATTCAGCTGCGTTGCGTGGTATCGTCCCCGCCCTGAACAATCTTAAAGGCTTTGAATCTGACCTGGATGCGATGCAAAGCCGCGCGGGCTTGGCAGACAAGGCATATGCCAAACTCAGCAAAACGCTGACACATGCATTTAACCGCATCAAACAGGCTGGCATCATTGTGCTGGGCATCATGGGCGAAGCGCTCAGTGAACCTGTCGCCAAGGCGGCTGCCATCGTCTCGCAATATGCCGGAATCGTGATCGATCTGTTATCCAAGAACCAGTCGCTGGTTCGCTCGGCAGCGCTGGTGATTGCCGGGATCGCTGCTGTCGGTGTGATCTTGATGACCACCGGCATCGCCGCTCAGGCTGTGGCATTTATCTTCGGCGGGTTGTCGGGCATCATCACAGGTAGCGTTGGCGTCATCGGAACGTTACTCACGGTGCTGGGTGCATTGATCTCACCGATGGGCCTGGTCATCGTCGCTGCTGCAGGCATCGGCATTGCGATCCTAAGCATGACGGACATTGCATCCAAGACCCTCAATTGGTTAAGCGACCGTTTTGGTGAACTCAAGGATCGTGCCTTGGTGGCTTGGCAGGGAATCCGCGATGCCTTGGCTGCCGGGGATCTGAGTTTAGCTGCCAAGATTCTGTGGCAGGCATTAAAAGTCGAATGGCAACGCGGCATCTATCAAATCGAATCACTCTGGTACAGCTTCAAATACACCATTGTCAATGTCGCCAGTCAAGCCTTTTATAAGGTGACCAAAGTTCTCGTCGATGCTTGGCACGGCTTGCGCATCCTGTGGGTGCAAACCACTTCCTTCCTGTCTGATGCCTGGACGACGATGACAGCGGGATTACAGTCCACCTTCCGTTCGGCCCAACTCAAGGTTGAGGAAGGCATGCACCATCTGATCGGCCTGTTCGACAAAGACTACAACGTCGACATGGCGATCAACATCGCCCGCACCAATGCCAACGCAGACAAGACCAATATCAGCAGGCAACGCGATGCATCACTGGCTGAGAACAAGCAACAATATGATTCAGACCTTGCACGCATCGATCACGAACGCCAAACCCAGCAGAACCTCATTGATCAGGAACAGGCTGTTGGCAACAAGAATCGTCAGACGCAATACGAAAAACAGATGGCCACTGCGTTGAACGATCTGGAAAAGACCCGTGCTGAATATCAGCAGCTTTTGCAGCAGGCTGCCAAGAACAAACCCGCTGCTGAGAATCAATCTGGTGATCAGCCTCCATCACCCGACAACTTGATCGACACCCTCAAGAAAAAACTCGCTGAACTCGGTGGCCAGATCGGAACGCTGAGTCCCAGCCAGCAGGCTCGCGGCACATTCAATTCTGCTGCCTTGCAGGGACTCATGACGAATCAGTCCATTGCCCAACGTACTGCAGCCGCCAGCGAAGACACTGCCCGTTACGTCAAGAAACTCTACAACGAAGTGCAGAACGGTGGCGGTGGTTCATCGTCACTCTCCTTCTCCTAACCCCACCCCCGGAAGTTGGAACATCAATATGCCTATCACCGTTGCAGAAAAATATGACAGTCGTCAAAGCACCACGGGTAGCAATGCCCAGGTGACATTGACGTACATTGCCAGTGGCAGCGACGATGATCTTGCGATCAAATCCGCTGTCGAAAACTTTGCTCCTGAAACCTATGATGGCTTGCCCAGACAATCTGTGCAGATCGAGCCGATCAGTGAAGAGTACTGGGATGCCAGCGTTCGTTATGCGGAAGCCACGTCAACCTCGAGTGGAGGTAGTAGTGCACCTGATCCGGGAAGCGGGGAATATACCTACAGCTTCGACACGATGGGTGGCACGCAGCACATCACCCAATCGTTGGACACCGTGGGTTCATATGCCGATTCATCGATTCCGTCTGCCCCAAACTTCAATGGTGCGATCGGCGTGTCCAACACCAACGGCAATGCCGAAGTTCAGGGCGTCGACATCACGGTGCCCATCTACAACTTCAGCGAAACCCATTACCTCACTGTCGAACAGGTAACACCGGAATACAAGGGCACGTTGTTCCAACTCACCGGCAAGGTCAACAACGCTGCGTTCCGTGGGTTGGCTGCGGGTGAGTGTTTATTCCTCGGTGCATCCGGAACACTTCACGGAACCGAGACTGACACAGAAACTACTGGTGATTGGGAAATTACTTACAGGTTCGCAGCATCGCCCAACAAAACCGGCATCACCATTGGCAGCATCGGTGGCATTGCCAAGAAGGGTTGGGAGTACCTATGGGTGCGTTACGCCGACGTTGAAGACATGGACGCCATGGCCATGGTCAAACGCCCGGTCGCTGCCTACGTCGAACAGGTCTATGAAGATGCCGACTTCAGTTTGCTGGACATCGGTTCTTAACCCTCCCGGAAGCCCTCTCCTCGGAACCTTAATCATGACATTGAAAAAAGTCAGTACCGGCGATCCCCTGGTGATCCCGGCCAACACATACAACGCGTTCATCGATGCAGCGACGGATTTTCAGCAGCGAATCAAGCCACGTCAGAAACTCGAACAATCCATGCAATCTTCCGGCAATAGCTTCCGGGGGTCGGGGGGTGTGATCTGGGTGAAGAACGATTCACCCATGGATTGTTGGCGATACTTCATTCTCGGCATTGAAGACTCAGTGCATGAGCCGCAGACGATCATGGATATGGAAGGCAGCTTCGTCGATCAGATCGTTTTCAGTGGTGTGTTCCCCGAGCTTGATACCCATGTCGCCATGGACAAACATGCCATTTTGCTTGAGCCGATTCGTGCCGGACAGGTTGGCCGGGCGATAATTCAAGGCGTGTGCCAGGTTCGCATCATCATCACCGATGAAACCCATCAATTTGCCAAAGCACCCGTGGGCTTCCCTGCGATCATGGCATCGTCGGCTACCGGCAGTACGCAGATTCTCTGGAGTCAACCCGACGTCCCCATCGGCGAACCATGCTGGGCCATCGTCAAACTCGGTGTGCCCAGCCTGGTCGATACCACCACGCTGTTTCCCTGCAAAGTCTGGCAGGACGGTGGCAGTACAGATGGTGATGCGACGACGCAATGTGATCGCACATACTTCGTCAAAACCATTGACGCCTATGACGAAGAAGAGGATGGCACAATCCTCGGTGAGGAAATGACACCTCTCAAACAACGTCCCGCAGCAGGCAAACTCGTCACCGCACCCACCACCGGCGATGGCATCATCGGCACCGGTTACTACATCACCAATCCCTATGACGGGTCACGCGAATTCATTCTGTATGACGCCAATGAAACTTTGGCTGTGGAGGTATGTGACGATGGGGAGTAACGGCGAGTTCGACATCGACCCCCGGAAGGTTGAGACAGGAGAGTTTGGCCTTACAGACGAGGGGTTGTTCATGATCTGCGGTCAATGCTGCGGTGAGGAGCCGGTGCCAGCTAATGCGTGCGCGTGTGGCCCGTGCTGCTTCACCAATCAATCACGCATCCGAATCACCTGGCAGTTAATCGACTACGGCAACACGCACGAACGTTGCTGCTGCGCCGATCCCGCCTTCATGGGTAACACCATTGAGATTCCATTTAGTTGTGGTGCATGGAACCCACCATATTGCCCGGGCTGCGGTCACTCGGGCATGATCGGTGGTCACCCGCAACCCAACTGCGAAAGCAACACCATCACCGGCCCGCGTTGGCAAGGATATGGCATCGTTCCCGACGGTGCAGCCTGTGGCAGTTACGTCAACGCCATGGTACTCGCCGGTTGCGATGGCGATGGCACCACGCGCTGGTACGTCACCGTCGATGGCTATGCCAACGAAGATTCAGAAGACAGTTGCGGACGCATCTTCGCGGCCTGTATTCCTTTTGCTCCGGGCACCTGTCGCAGTGCATCGATTCTAAGCGACGAACTACACAATCACAGCATCTGCACCAACATCTGGAACATCTACGACAACCCCGCTCGTGTCCAACTGCAAATCGAAGTCCTCGACGAAACGAGTTGTATGGACGACGAAGGCAACTGCATCGTCGGTGATTCCAATGGCGACGGAACCTGCTCTGATCCAACACCCGGCATTTAACCAAGGAATCACTCATGCCCACCGACTTCATCACCACCCGCCGATCCATCTGTCGTCAATGTGAACACGCAGTTGCTTGCCTGTCCCATCCAGATCGTAAATGCAACTGCGATGTCGACGGTGTCGATCTCAAATCCCGCACGAGTTTGCCAGCATCAAAGTGTCCATTGGACAAGTGGGCCGACGTACCCGTGCCGAAACCCAGTCGCTTCCTGCCGCCTGGTACATGGCTGTCCATGTTCATCCAGGTTGTCACGTTTGGCTTCGTGCGTCCCTGCACCAGCTGCAAATCTCGTATGGCCGCGATGAATCGCGCCGGGTGGTGTGGCTTACCACGTGTCTGGTGCAAATGGGCCTGGCTAAAAGCAAAAACTCTTTAAAGTTTTTGTTTTTAACAAATTACATATAATTAACATCCATCAATTAATGCACACCTGATAACCTACAGGTGTGCATTTTTTGTAACTGCAAAACGCTAACTGCGCTCATGCGAAAAATATTAGGCACATCATTCAATCTCTTACATCTGAAATTGGACTCTCCATTAAGCATAATTTATCTTATAAAACCCATCTCAAACCCACCAATTCATACCAAATCAGACTTAACCGTATTGACTCTTTCTGGACACAGCATTATAAACATCATGTACAAATTCCAAATAACTTGGAGACACGGCATGCAAGAAGAAGAACGTTGGATGTCAGTTGATGAAATAGCCCAGTATCTCGGTGTATCTAAAGACTCTGTTTATGCATGGGTCACAAACAAAGAGATGCCAGGTCATAAAGTTGGGCGCTTTTGGAAATTCAAAAGAGATGAAGTTGATCAATGGGTTCGTTCGGGTGGTGCTGCTGATAACCAAGAAAAAGAAATCCAGTAATAATCGATGGAACGGCTGAATAACACAACAAAACTTGCTGTATATAACACCGCTATAAATGTTATTGGCGGACTTAGGGATTGTAATGCCATATTGAAATCAATCGATTCATATTTCAGTCAAACTGATTCGCTAAAAGAATTCGTCAATCAGCGAAATGAATTTAATTTGCGGACAGAAAAAAGTCGAACAAGAGTCGAACGAGAAGTCCGGAAAGCATTTTTACAGTTTAAAAACGCGGATCATCAGGAGCTTATTCAGAAAATTTTTAGCGAAAATATACCGCTGCAGGACAAAGAGTTAGTTCTGGTTTGGCAATTTGCTCTAAACAACAGATTATTCAATGAAATCACATCACAAGTTTTTTCAAAAACCTACTACTCGGGCCGCGCCAGTATTTCAAAAGATGATATTACTGCCTATCTTAAAGAACTCCTGAACGAGAATAAATCATTAGAGCTAAACTGGTCAGAAAGCACAATAAATACACTTTCAACAAAATATTTGAACTTAATGAGCAAGTTAGGGTTCCTGAGCCCGGGAAGAGTCAAATCATTTAAACACATCAGACCTTCCTCAGAAGTGCAGGTATTATTCCTTTACTTTGCAAAATTATACTCTCCGAGTGCCAGCAATATACTGGCGAATGAATTTCTTCCCATCAGTTTTATTCCGACAGAAGATATTCAGGATCGGCTTAAAAAACTGTCTCTCAAAGGGTTTTTTAATATGAATTTCAACGGCGTCGCTTTGAATGTTGAACTAACTTATAGCTATAAAGGTATTTGCGATGCCTTATATAACTGATCATCAACAAAAATTTACTGATCTAAAATTTCGCATAGCAAATCAGAACCAGTTGAGGCGGCAGGCGAACGGAGGGAACAGCATTTTGTTCTCTTATCCGCCTAATGAAGAGCAACAATATATTGAGAAGGCTAAAGATCTCTACGCTGATATTGCATCATTTATTGATATCAGTAAATTGCTGATTCAGATTATAGACGATGACGGATGGGATTCCTTTAGAAAGTATTACACTGACTTCCAAAATACTCCTCATCTGATCTTTCGTTCGGATGATCCAACGCCGGATCTTTTTGATCTGATTATCAGTGAAATTGAGAATACTTGCAGGAACGACAAAATTCCATTTCTTATAAGAACTGGATGCCTCTTTGGAACAGGCATCGAAAACGTAAACATCATGGAGCATAAGGCCGTCATGAATCTGCCTCATCCTCTTGTGATTTTTTATCCTTCAAAAATCGAGGACGGCAACATTTACTTTTTGAACTTCAAACCTGCATCAAAATATCGCTGTACGTTGGTGAAATAAGGGGCTGTACATGACAAGAATAAACGAAATTCTGACTCTTGATCTCCAGGAAGATATTAAAAATGTAATTGACCTGGAGGATCGATCTGAACTGGAAATCCAGCAAGAAATTGAATCATATATTGTGACCGAGGGAATAGGTCGGCACCTATACAATTTCACGAACCAATTTACTTCCAACATAAAAGAAACTGGCGTCTGGCTATCCGGCTTTTACGGCTCTGGCAAATCGTATTTCGGCAAAATGCTGGGTTACATCATCGACAATCCGACAATCAATGGAACACCTGCCCGGGAGCGCTTTATTCCAAGGCTAAAAGGCATTTCAAATGAGAGTCTCATTGAGAACTCTATCCTCAACCTTGAAGCGATTAACAGCAGGGTTGTATTCCTTGACGTGGCTAAGCAAAATACTGACAGAGGACTTGCGTTCACCCTGTTTGCCAATCTTCTGAAGAATCTTGGTTTCCGGGATGATATCTATGGCTACATGGAGTTTGACCTTTATATCGATGGGAAACTAGATGAGTTTAAAGAGAAAGCAAAAGCCCTTGAAGGGCAGAGTTGGGATGAACTGAAAATCAGTAACCGTCAAGTCGCAAGGGTTATGCGAAAGGTATTCGCTGAGTTGGGATATAGTGAGGCTGACTATACTGACACCAAGAATGTATACAGCTCGGCCATTGAGAATTTCTCTGCAAGCAAATTTAAAACCGAACTTGAGAAATATCTGAAATTTCAACAGGACGAAACACTTGTCTTTGTCTTTGACGAGGCCAGCGAAGCGATCAGCCAGAAAAAATTCACGCTACTCGATTTGGAAGGAATAAGTGAATCGCTTTCGAGCATCAGCAACAAGGTCTGGACCATCGCCATTGCTCAGGAAAAGCTCGATGATGTCATCAACAATGCCAATGTTAATCGAAGCCAGCTGACCAAGGTAACAGACCGTTTCAAGACAAAGGTGCATCTTGAATCCACAGAGGTGGATGTCATCATCCGCTCCCGACTGCTCCACAAAACAGATGCCGGTCACAAGCAACTCGTGGATTACCACAAGAAAAACGAAGGTCTTGTATCAGATGCAACTAATCTGAAGTCATCCTTCCCGACCAAAACAGTCGATGCGGACGAATTTGCAACCTACTATCCGTTCCATAAATACCAGTTCGACATTCTGCAGAAATTTTTATTCAGCTCCAATGCGCTGGTAGCCACTCAGATTGCCGCTCGTGGCATGATCATCACCACGTTTGATGTACTCCGTAAACAAATACGTGAAAAAGAGCTCTATAGCTTCACACCTGGATACGCCATCTGCACAGAGGCACAAACGGCACCCCCAATCGGACTGGTTAACAAATACGATACAGCTAAAAAGATTCTAAACGAGCGTGGCAGCACCATTGATGGTGAAAAGCTGCTCAAGACCATTCATTTACTGGCTGATTCGGAAGTAGTTTCACCGACTGCGGAGAACATTACCAAGAGTTACATCTCTGAAATTACCACTTACTATGATGTCAAACCAGTTATTGAAGAGTCGCTTGCATTGCTGCTGGAAGCCAAGGTGCTTCTGCTTTCGAACAACAACTATAAAATCACGTCCGATCTTGAGGGCAAGCTCCTTGAGGAAATGAAGGATTTTGATGTCGAACTTTTCAGCAAAAAACGTGCATTGATTAACTGTATCAAGGGCTACAAGCTGTTCACTCCAGTGGCTACTTTCAACGATGGCACCGACAGCTTCAAATTCAGTGTCCTTTCTGATCAGGATGATGAACTGACTGGTCCAGGCAGTAAACAATTGAAACTGACAGTCTACAGCCTTTTCAATATCAGTGAGAATAGGCAGGATTTCATCGAAAACCTCAAACTGGAGACTCAGTATCAAAAAGACCTTATCACGCTGGTGCCGGACAACAGCAAGTTCTCTCTGATCGATAAATTGATTGGTGAAGTCAGCCGCTACTCTTACATGGAAGAGAAATACTCCAATGAGACAGATCCGGCCAAGCGGCAGATCATCCGGGACTTTTCCATCATTCGGGAAGAGAAAGAAAAGGAGCTTCGGGTCAAAATTGAGAAGGCGTATCACAATGCATCTCTGATCTACATGTTTGACGAGCACCTGCTCAACGTCGACAGCTTCAAGGGAACAATCTGCGAATTGCAACGCAAGTTGATCAAGAATATTTATACCAAGCGGCTGGCTTCCGGACTTTCTGAGAGTCTCGTCCCAAAAATTTTCAGCAGTCGTAAGGAAAACTTGAGCCGTCTCTTTACCGGCGAAGATTTCCACTTTTTCGACAGCCACGGCAACTTTACCGGCGATCACCTGAAGGTGGTTGAAGAGATTAATGCCAAAATCAAGAACCGCTATGTTGATGGCCGTACACTCGAATCAGACCTTTCCGGAGCCCCTTGGGGTTATACTTTCGGAACTATCGTCTCCACCTTAGCCGCACTCCTGCGGGCCGGTCGCCTGTCAGTCAAATACAACGGGGACACTTGGTTCTCCCATGAACAGACCGGCATTCAGGAAGCTTTTACCAATGCCACCAAGTTCAAGTCTGCATCGTTTAAATCTATTACGGCCACGCTGACAGCCGCTCAGAAAAATCAGGCTGTCCAATTGTTGATGGATCTGGAAATCAGATCCCATACTGGACGTAAGGTGGACTGGAACACCAACGACTTTGATCTGGCAGACAGCATCAGGCACATGGCCGACCATTTCATCGGCGCATTGACAACACTAGGTGATACGGTTGACGGATTCGAATCCCTGTTCCCGATGGTCGCCGACCAGAAACAGTCATTACTGAGCTATGCCGGTAAGGTCACAGAAAGCAATTACATCGAAAAAGTTGAATTCCTGCTGACCAACAGCAATCAGTTTTCCAGCGCAATCCAAACCATTCTCAAAGCCCAAAAGTTTATCAAAAATAACTTCTCCAAAGTCAGAGAGTTCAAACGCTTTATTGAACAGGTAGTGAGTGAACTCAAAAAGGCGGACCGCGCTGACAGCACCATACTCGATGCGCACGAAGAATTTAACCGCCTCTATAAAGAGGATATGGTTAAAAACTTCGCCAGCCTGCAACAACAGACACAGATAGTAAAAGACAGTTATTACACGTTGATCAAGAACGCCGCAGCCGGAATGAGTCATGAATACCAAGTACTAAACGGAAAGGTCGATGCAGCCCACAGGACCTTAAAGAACTATCCAACCGAGCTGAATGTCCAGAATCAGAAACAGCTGAATGAGCTCAAGCGGTACTGCTCGGACCGGATTATCAAAGAGCCGGTTCTGGAATATGCCATCACCTGTAAAAACTGTGGCTACTCACTCTCTGATATTTTGAACTATACGGCACTGGTTCCAAACAAAGAGAGCAACCTGCTGATTATTCAGAGCAGTTTTATCACTGAGGCACCCAAGCCGGAGCCGGATACTGGCGGCACTACGGATCAGCCTCCGGCTCCCAAGAAACCTCGCAAGGTGAAGCTGACTTTGGGGGATTCTAAAATGACTGCTGGCCAGTATCGACAGATTCTGACTGTCCAGTTGCAGTCATTGGCGGGGATGAGCGATGCGGATGAGATTGAGCTGGAGATTGAACAATGAAACTATCAGAACATGTAGACAAACTCCGCAACCTCATTGAGGCGGCTTTTGAAAAAAATTTTGCCCGATTGGGAATCAACAAAAACAGACAGCTGGACATCGAAAAGTTGCCTGAAGAAGTCAGACCCAAACGGCTACGTTTCGAGGAAATGCTTAAAAACCATATTGGTGAAACTGGCGATTACACACACGCCCGGGAAAAACTTATCGATGAGCTGACCTTCACGTTGTTCAACCGATTGGCGGCCGTCAAAGTCATGGAGGCAGCTGCGCTGTTTCCGCCGGTACTAAGCAAGCAGCCGGAGCACGGCGACCGCTCTTTCGGCCACAAGGCATGGCTGGAAATGAACCCGCACATGCGTTCAGAAGAGTTGGAAGGTATCCGTGATTACCTGAAGACCGCTTTTGACGAACTGGGTGATACACTACCGCTGTACAGCAGAAGCTATCCCTATGCCTTACTGCCCGATGCCATCAGTCTAAACGAGATTATCGATGCCTTTAACGCGGTCGAAAAAGACAGCCAAGTGGGCAGCGACATCTGGGAAAGCGATGATGTGCTTGGCTGGATGTACGAGAGCTACAACAACATCAAGAAAAAGGCTCACAAAGACAGCGGTGACAAGACCGAATACAACAAGGTCTCCCTGCAGTCACAGGTCTATACGCCCCGCTGGGTGGTGCAGTTTCTGGTAGAGAACTCACTCGGCAAACTCTATCTGGAAATGTACCCAGATTCTCAGATCAAACGCCGTTACAAAATCGCCAATGCTCCAACAACTCAGGAAAGAGAACCCAAGTCACTTCATGAAGTCAAAATCATTGATCCAGCTTGTGGGTCAGGAAACTTTCTGCTTTATGCCTTTGACTTTTTTTATGAACTCTATGTCGATCAGACCGACAATTACGGGGCTGACTACGACGTAAAGGATATCCCCAAGCTGATTGTCGAAAACAACCTGCACGGCATCGATCTAGATGACCGTGGCGTTCAATTGGCTCAGCTTGGCCTCTTTATCAAGGCAAAGAAAAAGCATCGCACCATCAACGAACTGGCCTTTAATGTGGTTTCGTCAGACTTCTATCTGCCGGATTACAGGACGGTCGAGCCTATTTTTTTAGAGAACCAGACTCTTTCAACTTATCAACAAGAATTCATACAACGTGTTTGGTCTGATCTACAATATGCGTACAAGTTTGGTTCTCTGGTCCAAATCAAAGAACATTTTATAAGTGAACTGAAAAAAATCGAAGAAAAAGGTGATGATGATTTATTCACATCATCTGAGAAGACTTTTCAGGAAGACTTTGCAGATACTTTCTTTACCAACCTCAAAGATGCTGTACAGCAATACGCTCAGGCTCAGGGCAATACCTTCCTGACCAGCAAGACCCGGGATGCCATCACCTTCCTTGAACTGCTCACCACCGAATATGATGTGGCCACGGCTAATCCGCCCTATACGGACAGTGGTGACTTTGGCCCGGAGCTTAAAGCCTTCATTGAAAGTAATTACAAAAAGCCACATAAATTTCACACGAATCTCTATGCAGCATTTATTAAACGTTGCCATGACTTAACAGTTGTTGATGGCAAGGTAGCAATGATTCATCCCCACACATTTATGTTTATCAAATCGTTTGAGGGTGTGCGAAAATTCATTATTGATAAATGCCATATAGATGCGATGGTGGATTTTGGTTTAGATCGAGTAAATCTCTTCGGTCCAGGCATCTTGCTGGATGCTACTTTCTATGTTTTGAGTAAAGGTCAAAGCAGCAAAGCCGGATTGTACTTTAACTTAACTACTAACCTTCAGGAAAAATTCAAAAAGAGCAAATTCATAGATGCACTGAGTGACCATGTTTATGGAAGTCAAAATGAGCGTGTCTATGTACTAAATCAAGACAAACTGAAGATCATTAAATCATGGCCTTTGATCTATTGGATATCTGACGACTTCCGATCAAAATTTGAAGAAAAAACGATTGGAGAAGCAGCGGATGTTGCGCTTGGACTGAAAACCGCTAACAACAACAAATATCTCAGATTTTACTGGGAAGTTGGAAGCAATGATATCTCTCAGCAACTGGGCGACAATAAAAAATGGATTGTTTACCTGAAAGGTGGGGCATTTAACAAATGGGTAGGTAACGAGTGGTTGCTGGTTGAATGGGAAAACAACGGAGAAAGAATAAAGAATCAGAAAAATTCACAGCAAATCGAAAAAGGTCTCGGCTTTAAGGCCGGAGTAACCCTGTCGACAAGATCTGTAAAAGGCGTTTGTGGACGTGGTTTTGTAGAAGATAGATTATTTGATATGGCTGCGAGTGCGATTATTTATCGTAACGCAGAAGAAAGCCTATATTGGTTGGCATATTCCAACTCGAAACTCTTCAATTATGTCCTGAATTGCCTTAACCCAACTGTAAATAAACAACCTGAGGATTTAAGGCGTCTACCTGCAAAAGTTTCTTTAGCGTGCAATCAAAACACGTCAAAATGCATCGCTATTAAAGAATACCTTGAGAAAGCAAACTTTCTCAGTCTTCAGTTTGATGGTTCCCCTCTGATTAAGGTATCAAACCAGCAAGATTTTCGAGGGAGAGTAAAGGCATACTTTAATCTTGAAAACTACCTAATTACTGAAGTCCTCATAAACGAAGCAATAATTAACGATAAAATATTTGAAATATATGACCTAACCGACCATGACAAGGCTATGGTTTTAGCCCAAGAGGGGCATATTATCGGCGGCCTGCCGGTGACCTCCGAAGCTCGGGATGCTTATCTGGCCGAAACCGAAGCCACGAGTCGATTTCCGTTGGATAGCATTCGTGAATTTATCGAAGCACTGCCTACAGAAAGAGTTGCTTCAGAAGATCGTGATAACATTGCAAATGGATTCGGAAGCCTCTACCAGAGCAACAACGATCTGGAAGAGTTCTGTATCCGCCATCAGGTCAATCCGATCAATGTCTGGTACTGGTTCAAGCAGAGCAATATAATCCCGCAGCAGCGGATGCACACGCTGGCCATGGAGTTTCTGGCCGATATGGTTCGGGAGATCCTGATGGAGGATGAAGACGGTATTATCCCGCTGGTGCCCAATGCCGGGGAAAAAGTGCTGCTGGACCGCATCGAGGAAAAATTCCGGGAAAAAGGCTTCAGCTCGGCTCAGTATTCCAGCTTTGATTCAGTTCTTGGCCGTCCGATCCACGACTACCTGAACAAATATTTTTTCGCGGAACTCTCCGATCATCTGAACCTGTTCATGTATCTACCCAAGACGCCGTTTATCTGGCATCTCTCCAGCGGGCCGGAACAGGGATTCGATTGCTACATCATTATTTACAAATGGAGCCGCGACAAGCTGATGCGCCTGCGCTCGGTCTATATCGAGCACCGGGAACGCTCACTGGTCAACCGCCAGAGCGACCTCTCCGGCAACGAAAGCGCCGATGCCCAGAACGAAAAGGACAGGATCTTCAGACAGCTCAAAGAGATCGAAGCCTTCAAGGCTAAGATCGATGAACTGCTGGCCGAAGGCTACAACCCGATCCTTGATGATGGCGTCGGAAAAAACATCGCCCCCCTGCAGAAAAAGAAGATGATCCCTTACGAGGTGCTCAATGCAGGACAACTCAAAAAGTACCTCAACGCGGACTGGTAGGGAGAGCTGAATATGATTGACAATTGGTTTAAAGATGATTTGTCGAAAATCTACAGTCAACACAATGTTGCTGTTTTTATTGACGAGTCCGGCGATGCTCAGTTTTTGCTGAAGACTCTTGAGGGTGAATATACCATCCACCAGGCAAATTCAGAACTGGAAGAGCTGCATGTAAAGTATCTCATTGAAAAAGCACAGCCCAGCAACGAACGTTTTCTCGTTTATACCCGTTCAAAAAAGAATGATCTCAAGTTCATCCGGGAATATTGCGAGACCTGCGGATGCCTGGAGATCCGTTACCTTCAGAACTATATCAAGGATAAGGTCCACCAGACCCTGAACCTCAATATAAACCTTTCGAAGGAAGAGTTGATCGCTGCTGCTAAAGTCAGTGTTGGAAGAGACAGCACTTACTGGATGGACCTGAGCCATAAAGGTGCTACTGAAATCTTTGACCTTAGCAAAGAACTTCTGCCATTTGTTCATGATCCTGACAACTACATCAATGACAAGTTCGACGCACAGCTACGTGAGGCATTTTGCAAAAAGGTCAATGAACTGCTTGGACAAGATTATTTGGACAAACCTGCATCCACGCTAGCCACTGAGGTGGTTAACGCCATGTTCGGTGGTTTGGCGTGTGGCAACTGCAATAAGATCCTCGAATCAGTCTACAAAAGCTGGATTGATTCTGTCTCATACCGCGATTCGTTGATCGGATATCTTGGTAACTTTACACTCAAATCAGACATGGACATCTGGAAAGTCAGTCCCCATCATCCATTCCGCCAGGTGGATGATCGATGGCTTACAGAAATTAGCCAAATGATTTCTGAAAAAGAAGCAATGCCAACGACACTGGCAATATTGCACAAGCGGAATCAAAGCAGACAGGCACAAACTCTTGGAATTCGTTTCTGGAGTGATGTAATCGCACTGCTTGAATTCGATCACAAAGATATATCCTATCTCAGCTCTTTTGGAGAGTGTGTGGAGTTTTATAAAAAGCATTTTTACAAACTCGATACAGCTATACGGAATCTCTACACTGAGTTCCTTACTAAGAAAGAACAACTCGAACCATTCCAGGAACTATACAAAGAGCACGTTTCTATCTTCCTCGACAAATGGTTCAAGTACTGGAGTGCCTACAAAGAAAACCAAACCGGAATACTACAACGTATTATTGACGGTGCATGTTGCATGAAGACTGCTGTAGTTGTCGGAGATGGCGTTGGATATGAAATAGCTGAACTGGTTGCTGCAAAGGTTAAAGGATTGGCAAATCTCAAGAAGGATTCAATCCTTGCGGATATTCCTTCCATAACCGAAAACAACATGAGCCGAATCTATATGGCCAACGGCGTGACTGAAACGGTCCAGAGCAATCGCGAGAAATACCTGGTCGCACAGAATCCTGATGTCACTATCGATTTTGTTCGATTGGATGAAGTCACCGATGAGGCTCGTTCTGGGCAGTTTTTGATTTGCACCTATAAAGACATTGATGATATGGGCGAGAAACTTCAGCAAAAGGCACTGAAGTATTTCCCGGAGACCATCGATTTCTTTGCCGAAAAGATCACACTTCTTTTAGCCAGTGGCTATACCAAGGTCTATCTAATCACAGATCACGGTTTCGTACTGACAGGATTGTTGAGTGACGCAGAAAAAATTTCTGTTTCACCAAAGGGTGATTTTGACAAAGCTGAACGCTATATCCGCACAGAAACCAAGCAGGCCGACCTGACACCCGGCATGGTCGAGGCAGAAAAAAGCTACAAGCAATTCGAGTACCTGTATTTCGCAAAGAATATTAACCCATTCAAGACACCGGGATTGTACGGCTTTTCCCATGGAGGCTTGTCTCCTCAAGAGCTGGTGACGCCATATTTCTGCTGGGAAAGATCGGGAGCATCAGCGGCTTCACTATCTGTATTGATTGAAAATAAAGAGGATTTGAAAAACGTCACCGGCGAATTGTTCTCAATCAAGATTCAAGCCGGCAAGGGGGACGAAAATCTGTTCTCTATGGACCGCAAGGTCTATCTGGTCTTTTTTGCCAATAAGACGCAGGTAAATAAAAGCGATGTATTTAACGTTCAACGTAATGAACGTGTAACCAAGGAATATACGTTTGATAGCCATTCGGAAATAGAAGTCCATCTTCTGGATGCTGCCACAAAGCAGCAGCTCGATATGGCCTTTGTGAAACAAAACAAAGACAGAGATTTGGGCGGGCTTCTCTAAAAATAAGGAAGTGGTTATGGCAGTATTAAATGACTTAGATGTAAAGCTTTTAGAACACTTCAGAGGATTCGTGGTCAAGAAAGACCTTGTCCGCTCTGTGAAGGTTGGAGCCAATGTGCCTGTGTTCGTGCTTGAATATCTGATTGCCAATTCGTGTTCAACGGATGACGAAGAAAAAATCCGCACCGGTATGGATAACGTGAAAAAAGTTCTAAGTGAGCACTATGTTAATCCAGAAGAAAGTTCGCTGATTCATTCTAAGATTCGAGAGAAAGGTCGCTACAAGATCATTGACAAAATTTCCGTCGAATTGGAATCGAAGAAGGATATTTATTGGGCGAAGCTTCAGAACAGTAATATCAAAAACGGAAACATCAGTGACAGTCTGGTCAAGCAACATGAAAAAATGCTCATGGGGGGAATATGGGCAATTATTGATGTCGAATATGATCCAGACATTAAGATAGGCCAGAACATCTTCCCATTTGTTATTACAGAAATCAAGCCGATTCAACTCTCCAGTTTTGATAACAGCAAGATCGTCAATAAACGCAAAGAATTTACAAAAACTGAATGGCTTGACCTTCTGTTAAGAAGCTGTGGTTATGAGCCAAGCGCGGAAGGAGTCACTGATCGTATCAAGATGCTCTTGCTTTCCCGACTGCTTCCAATGGTGGAGACAAATTTCAACTTCATTGAGCTTGGGCCACGTTCTACAGGGAAATCTTTTGTATTTAAAGAACTCACGCCTTATGCCGTCTTGATTTCAGGTGGTCAAGGAACTGTAGCCAAGTTATTCGTTCATGGTTCAACCGGTAAAGTCGGCGCAGTTGGACAATGGGATGCAATTTGCTTTGATGAAGCAACTGACAAAATTTTCAAAGACCGGGACGCTGTTCCTCTCATGAAAGACTACATGGAATCAGGATCATTCTCCCGCGCCGGGTCTGGGGGTGAGATTACAGGGGTTGCATCCATAATCTTGAATGGAAACATCAATCAACCGGTTGAAACAGTTCTACAGACTTCCCATTTATTCAGTCCGCTGTCAGATGAGGTTAACAGTGATACTGCATTTCTCGACCGTATCCATTGTTATCTGCCTGGTTGGGAAATGATTAAGTTCTCACCTAAACATTTCACTTCAAGTTTCGGATTCAGCACGGACTATTTTTCAGAGGCTCTAAAATCTTTCCGGCGTGTTACGTATACCGATGCTATTGAAAAATTTTATTCCCTAGGATCTCACCTGAAACAACGTGATACCAAGCCGGTCAAGAAGATTGTTTCAGGGCTGATCAAGCTACTGCATCCAGATGGCGAGTACACCAAAGAAGATGTCAAGGAGTATCTTGAGATTGCTCTTGAAATGCGTCGACGTGTCAAGGAACAGTTAAAGCGTATTGGAGGCATGGAGTTTTGGGACACCAACTTTTCTTACATCGATAAAGAGAGCCAGGAAGAATGCTTTGTAGGCCTTCCTGAAGAAAAGGGATCTCACCTTATCGAAAGCACTCCATTGCCTCCAGGTGTATGTTACACCAGCACCAGTGATGGAGAAAACATAGCTTTAGTCCGAATTGAAACTGTGGCTGTTGGTGGAAGTGGGAAATTGAATATTACTGGTGTCAATAATATTTCAGTAAAAGAAAATATAAAGAACACCTACCAATATATCAAGGCAAATGAAAAGACAATATTAAGTGACAAACACTCGTTAAAAAACTATGACATTACTATCCAAGCCACCAATCTTCTAGGTTCGACAATCTCATCAGGAATTGGCTCTGCAGTTTACATAGCAATCGTATCATCGCTGTACAAAAAAAACCTTAAAGCTGGCCTTGCAGTCCTTGGTAACATTTCTGTTGGTGGCGCAATTGAACGTTCTATCAACTTTACAGACAAAGTTACAATGCTTTCTGAAAATGGAGCTAAAAGTGTCATCGTACCGATGGATAATCTCACTGAACTTTCAAACATTCCCCCTACCATTCTCGGAAATACCGATGTACCCTTTTATCAGAATAATCAAATGTTAATGCAAAAAGCAATACTGCATGATTAGAACAGTTAAAAATTTACGGTTGCAAAAAACGAGCAGTTAAACATACTGAAAATTCCTCGCTATATTTGAGAGCAAAGGCTTGTAAGGAGTTGTGGAAACACAATGAACGGCGACTCCCACCACATCACCGCCCGGCAGTTCAGGGCCTTGCAGAAACGCTTTTCAAATCGAGTCAGAATAGACTTAGATACGTTTGAACAACTCCCCGAAGGTTGGTGCATTTTCCCCTTGAACCCAATTCGTGTAGGAGATGTTCTCAAGAATCTGCGATTGAAGCCTGGAATCGTCTTCCGGGCTTATCAGTTCAAGTCGGGTGGAAACGGAAATGGCTTCGTATACGCTCTACCGTTCGATTCAGATTT